GGTTGTGCCCAAAAAGCGATAGTCGACGCGCCCCTCTGGCTCTTGTGCGGCTTGTACGACATCCCAATCGGTCACGTCCGCTTCCGTTCGCTGCATGCGTATCTCGGAGACAGCCTTGGTCTGGCATGGATCGCATAGGCCCCATGAAAGCTCGTCGCGCGGGTAGCGGCTTCCGCAGTCGATGCAGCGAAACATTTCTTTCGCACTCAACTCGTCGAACATCTCCACAAGAAGGTTGCGTTCGGGCCGCTGCTTCCGTAGCCGCTCTAACTCGTCCAGTTCGCGCCCGGCTATCAGGCGCTTTAGCCAGTGGATCATTTGGCACCTCGGCTTCGATTCGCCTCCAATATCGGCAATCCGGCTTCAGTCGGAACGTAGATGGTTTCGCCTTCGCGTTCCTCCATCATCCGAATCCATTGCCATTTTAGGTATAGGTCGTGTTTAGTGAGCTGATCGCCGATCGTGTGAATCTGCAAGGCGACGGCTTCCGCCTCGATTACAGCCGCCTTCTTGTTCAATTGAGCCGCGTCGAGTCGACCTTGCGCCTCTGCCACCTGAATCTGTTGCTCGTTCTTGGCTTGTTGCAAATCGGCCAATCCTGCCTGATGGCTGGCCCACACTGTCCAGAACGGATGGCCGAACAAGCGCCATGCAACGACACATGCAATGACAACGGCCAGCACAGCACATGCACCTACGATAACTGTCTGAAGTTCCATTTTTTTCCTCCTAATGCCCGCACGGCAGAGAGCCGCTGTTATCGGTGCGGGCGCCGCAGGAGAGACAAATCTTTTGCTCAACCGCTGGCTTGCTGTAACGCCGCACCAGAGCCTCAAGCGATGTCTGAAGGCGCTTCATTCGCTCGGCGTGCTCGAAGTCGCGGAATTGCTGCTCCAAGGGGTGGACGAAGTATCGTGAACTCACGATCCCTCCTTGTCGTTTGCATTGGGGTTCTCCTGATTGCGCGCGTCGTCGACTTCAAGCTGTAAGTGCTCCACCCACGTATAGCCGTTCTCAACACACCATGGGCTATCGACATCAGCGTTTTTCTCGCACAGCCATCGCCAGCGCTCCGCATCCTCCCGAAACTCCTCACCCTGATCCGAGAGGAAAGAGCCCGTCTCATCCGGCGTGACCGGCAGCAAATCTTCGATCTTCCCGCGCGTCTCGAACTCGCCGCACGAAGCGTCACTCAGGGCATCGAGAAAGCGCACCGGGGCATCCATCGTTCCAGCCAGTTGATATGCGGCGGCGCAAACTTGCTGATACTTTTCTTCGCGCTCCCTCAGCCTCACCACCTCCGCATTCAGATCGCCCGCTGCCGTTGTGAAGTCGTTAAGCTCGGTGCGTAGACGCTTTATCTCGGCGATGATGGAGAGGACGGCGTTGGGTGTGCAAGCAGATGCGAACTCGGCGTCGACGGGGTGCAAAAGCATGTTCGACACGAACTCGTTTTTAGATAACCATTCGTCCAGGCTTTCGCAATCCTCTTGGCCTCGGCTCAATGCCGCCTTGGCTAGCCGCTCGATCTCGTCTAGTTGTTCCGGTTTCATGCTGACCCCAGGTCGCGCACCATCTGCTCGATAGAGCCAGCGAAATTGGCGATAAAATAAATGGCGCCCAGAGCGAATGGGTGATCGGTCGCAGCAACGCCGAGCACGAAATACATGGCGCAGGCAAACAGCACGAACCCTACGGCATATATCGCGAAGCACTTCATTTTTCTCACACTCCCTCCATCTCACGTTGTTCGGTTAGTCCCATCTTCCTCGCGCGCACCGGTTCCCACTCCGCATACCCGCGATCCCACACTGCAAACTTTTCCTCGCGCGGCGCCGGCCCCTGGTCTAGCCACTGATGACACCAATGGCAACCCGGAACGCTTTTTTCGTGCGCTGCCTTCTTGCCCATCCCTTTTCCGTCCCGGGATTGATTGGAATGGCATGGCACGACGATATCGGGCGACGCAAGCCCACCGCACACGACGCGCAAATAGCAGGCTTCGCCCCGGCACGCCTCCAGATACTTCGATCCCTCGGCGACAGTGGGGCGCTTCGGCCTCCCTTTCATCCGCTTCACTTTCACCGATGTTTTGAAGGTGTCGGGCTCGATGCGGATAGGTGAGGATTTGCGGGAAAAGCCGGTCCGCTTGAGTGGCGCGGTGCGCGTAATGAAGCCTGACCGCTTCATTTGCCGCGCCCTCCCTTCGTGCCGCGAAAGCGAAACGCCATCGTCCACGGCCCCACGATCAGCCGATAGAGCGAACCTTCACTGCATACGATCAGCGAGAGCGAGACGAGGTGATAGTGACGCCAGCGGCGCCCGTCACTGCGCGAGCGGCCACGGTCGTACCATATTTTTTTGCCGCCATGGCCTCGGGCTTTATGAATCATCACGCCGCACCTCGAATCTCTTCGTACCCTTGCGGCGCTGGCTCGGTCCACTGAACGCCGTTCTCCGATCCAAACGCGTAGAGGTATTCGATAAATTCGGACGCGTGCTTTTTGCCGAACTTGCGCGTCTGCACGCCGAGTTGCACAAAGCCCGTTCCATCCAGGTTAGGAATGATCGCGCCCACGCCTTGCACCGGATCGCCCTCGGCCGCTTTGATGCGAGCGAATGCATCGACGAGCAGCCGCTTCCACGTCTCGGCGTCGCGCTTGCGGCCCATGAATTCGACTTGCTTGGCGACGTCGGAAAACATCGCGTGATATTTCGCTTCCTGATCTCGAGACTTGTTCGCCTCGCGAATCTCGACGCAATATCCGTCCGGGGCCCGAGAAACAGCGCTGATTGCGTTGCGGCGCGCGATGTCGTGAGTTAATTTAAAGGTTTGGCGCTCGCTCAAGCTGCCTCCTCGACCAAATCGGATAGGTAGAAGACGTCAAGCCCCAGCTTGTCGGCCGCCATCCGCTCGATCTTCGCGCCGAATGAATTGGTCCAGCCAGGCAAGAGGCAGATGGCCGTGCAGCCCTTCATCGCAAGCAGATCGGCGGCGATGCAGTCGAGCCAATCAGCTTTGGGATCAGGATTGACCTCGACGGGATTGACGACCTCCCAGCGCAGGTTGCGCAAGCGCACTGCAGTCCGGTTAAACAATGGGAAGTTAAGGTTCGGTTCGCCGGACATTTTTCCGGAAATATAGATGCGCCCCTTCACAAATCACCCCCACCGTTCTCGCGAAGCCCCATTTGCTCCCGCGCGAGAGCGATGGATTCCGCGCTCTCTGTTTGCGTGCGCTCCCGGAAATAGGCCATCGCCGCTTCCATAAATGCTCGGCCGTTGCGCAGGCTCCCGTTTAACCCGTACTGGCCCATCAGATCGGCTAGCGTGCGATCGGGCATGTGGATTTCGCTCATGCTTTCACCCATTGATGAATGACGTTGTTCAAAGCGTCGGTGGGCATCTGTTCCTCGGTGAGCGCGAAGAGCGGCCCGCAGATGCCATGCGCGCCCAGATACGCCGATTCGCCGATCTGCTTGATGAAGCCGTCCTTCAAGAGGTTGTTTGTCGCGCGCCAGACTGTCTCTTTGGCATAGCCCGACTTTTCGCGGATTTGATGGCGCGTCATCGGGCCGCCGACCTTCAACACCGCTCGCACATTAGACTCGGTAACGGATAGGGCTCTCATGCGGCCACCTTGCGCGATTGCTGCCATTCTTCGACGTCCATGCTTTGTTTGTAGACTCGGCCCGTTTGGCCCTTGGGCACCTCGGCAATGCCCATTGCGGTTGCAAACGGATTGATGCCGCGTACAGTCTCGCCGGCTTGAACGCGTCTTTGGACGTCTTCACGACGGTACTTTCGCTCTTTCGCGGTATTCGTTAATCTGCCTGGATGGGGGGCATCCTCGCCAGGGCCAAGCCGCCAGACCGGCGACGGTTTCGCGCTGGGCGACTTGCGGCTCCAATCCGCGATATGAATCTGCTTGGCGTCGTGTTTAATGGTCAGATATTTATGGGCGGTGCTTGAATGCATCCGCGTTTTTTTGGCAATCTGCACTCGCGTAGCATCGCCGCGCTTAAGCTCTTGCTCGATCACTCTCCATGAGACGGACTCCTCGGCGCTGCCTCGCTTGGGTCGACGGCCTAGGCCTAGCGTATGGGCTCGCGTGTTGATGGATTGAAGGGAGTGGCCAGGAAATTTGTCGATATGTTGCTTTATCGGCCGGCCGTTGAGCCAGATTTGCCGAATCAGAGCGTCCTGTTCGGCGGTCCATAGTTTGCGAGGCCCAAGGCCCAACTTGGCGCCACGTTTCTCGATAGATTGTTTCGATCGACCAGGCAGCAAATGCATGTGATCTGCGATGAATCCAGTTCGCAGCCAAAAACCGCGAAGAATCTGGTCTTCTTCGGGTGTCCAAGGATTTCCGCCCATCACACCACCTCCCGCGTCTTCCGAAAATGTTCATCCGCAACCTCTCCGGACGCATGTGCCTCGCCGATGCTGCAGAGTAGTAACTGGTGCGCCCAAATTTCCACCGCTCTCCGCACAGCCTCTAAGCCAAGTTCATCGAACTCGACCTTGTTCGTTTCGTAATAGCGCTTCGCCATTCGCTTCATGCCATCCTGGGCGACGAGCAGATATGGTTTCGCTTCCTCGCCGACACCGCGCTCAGTACACAAAATCCAGGACTGATTGATGACGTGCGCGATCTCGGCGTAATGGGACGTAGTGCCATGACCTTTGTCGATGCAGTCGATCGCGGTCAAAACCGCGACTTCCATCTCATCGACGTCTTGCTCAGTCACCTCCTGATTCGCAACTTGCGCGGTCATCAACCGGTTGATCCCGGCGAACAGATGGCGAGGGTCTTTGTTGCGATCGCGTCGTGGTTTGTGCTTAGGCATGGGATGCCTCCAACTCGGTAGTAATGGAATCGACGAGTTCAATTCGCTGGCCGATATAGGCCATTACGGGAACCGCCATCGAGTTACCCAAGGACTTGTATCGCGGCCCATCGGCGGCCGGTTTGCCGCGCACAGGTACGCTTGTGTATCCATCAGGGAAACCCTGCAAGCGCTCGCATTCAGTCGGCGTAAGACGACGAACGGCAGGGCCGTACTGAACTACGCCAGGATCTCCGTTTCGCCTCGTCTGAGGCATCGCAAGCTCGCGTGCGTGTATGGGATCGCTGCCAAGGCAGACCGAATGCACATCGCTCTTGCACTCAAACGCGATTGCTGGAGGATGGCCTTCGGCCGCGAGCGGATGGCATGGGTCTCCGTGCTTCGGGTTGCTTCGGTTGGCGGCGCTTGTGATTTGCGTCGTGTCAAACGGAACCGGAACGAGCGGCGTGCCGCGCCCGGTTCCGTCCTCGCTTGCGTCGAAACCTTCTCCGCGCAGCGAATGCGCGATTAATCCACCGTCGCAATCGAAGTCGGTTCCAAGTCCGCCACCGCCTTTAGTGCGCGCGCTAAGGGTAGGGGCAATTCCTTTCCCCGTTTCGCGGCGCGGCGCAGGATGCCCGAGCATGCTTTCGCGCTCAAAAAGTACCGCTGCGGCACGTCGCCAGTCTCCAAAATGTCCGACAACGAACACACGGCGGCGTCGCTGGGCCACTCCGAAGAATT